ATATTCTGGTAAAGGTTGTGTTAAAGATTGTACTATTCTAGCCATTATACGCTCATTGTTTTTGGTGGTTTTGCTTGGTATTGTTCTATTAATTTATTTAATGCTGTTAAAGTCATTTGATTTTCTTTATTTAACCTTCCTGTTTCAGCATATAATTGTAACTGATCTCTAATCGTTATTGCTCTGTTTAATTGTTCTGCGTTTAATTTTGGACTATATTTTTGTACACTAGCTGTTATTACATCTTTAGGTATAGGTCTATTATCACCATCGCTTTGATATCCTGTAGCTGCATCTGGTACCCTGTTGCCTGTTCCTTTAGGCATGTTTTGAATTAATTCAGTAAGTGTTGGCAATGTGGATGTTTTACCTCTTGTTGCTAAGTCAGCTAATCTACTAATGTTTCTTGCTTGGTTATAAGTTGTATATGCTTTTGCCAATTGAGTTGGTAAAAAAGCAGGTGCCACAAAAGGTGCAGCCACTTTTCCTACAGTTTTTACAAATTTACCAATACCACTATCAAAAATTCCTTTAGGTTGTGGTGGCGGAAGATTTGCAATAGTATCATATGTAACATTTGGACCACTAATAGGAGTAAACCCAGTGTTAGCATATACACTACCTTTTATTCCAAATTCATCTACAGGATTTATTTGTATTGTTTTTGTATATAAAGATTCTCCATCATCTTCAGCATCTGGAAGTGTAGAAACAGTTGGAGTATTATCAGGTGTAATCCCCATGCTTACCATCATTTGAGCTACGTCCTCTTCTTGATCATCTCCTGATATGTCTGGTTGAGGTGATGGTGATGGTGTTGTAAAAGCAAAATCTGCTGTGTCATAACTTGGTGCAGGAGTATATGATTGTGCTGGTGGTTCATAAACACCCTCACCTCCGCCTCCGCTTCCACTGTCATTAGCTGAACTACCTGGATCATTTGCATGCCCTGCATCAGGTCCATAGTATCCTGGTCGTTTACCATCTTTTCTTTTTTTAACTAATTGATGTGGCTTTTTCTTTAATTTATCTAATCCCATTATCTTCTTCCATCCGGTTGGTAATCTATTCTAAATGTACCTAATCTCCAAAACTGACTTGTACTTGTGTTTTCTACTTTTAAAGATATAGATCTAGCTCTTGCACGTGTGTCTATTTTATTTGTACTGCTTGTAATAGTAAAAGGTCCAAGCGATGAACTAGCTTGTGTTTGATTAGGAAAATCTCTTAAATTTAATGTAACCCTTGCATCACCTGTTTGAGATAAAAAGTCTGGTATCACTCTTCTTATTTTCATCATAAACTCTCCATCGCCATCTAACCCTTGTTGCCCTATGTCAAAGTCGCCTGATTCTATGTTTGCTGTAATAGCAGTTGTTGCACCTTCTTTAACTTGGTTTAATCCTGTTTCGTGTTCGTAGTATGTTGTTGTGCCATCACTGTTACCAAAAATATAGTTAGTGTCTGTTGTAGCCGTTGTACCATCTTCATTATATTCTGTCGCGTGAGGTTTACCAAATACTGCAGAATCTTGCCATGCTGTTCTAGCTAATGTCCCTGTAGTCCATACCGGTCGTTGCGGAGTAGAATCAATGTAATTGTAACAAACCATTCTGTTAACTGTCCCTGATCCTGAGTTAGGATAAAACCACATTACTTCACCAAACAAATTGTTTAGTCCTGCATTGATATGTTGTTTTGGTGTTGTATTAATATCATCGTATACAAAATCTTCTACTAAACAATCTAATGATTCTAATTTACCTGTGTATCTAAAGAAACCGTTCTCTGACATCCAATAAGCAGAACCATCAACTTCGACCGCTGCGTTTTGTCCAATTAATCCACAGTTTGTACCAACTTGTTGAAATGAGAAAGTAAAAGGTGCACCTACAAATTTCATAATAAATAACGCTGTGTCTGTCCAAATGTAAGTTGAGTCTCGACCTCTAAGTGCACCAACAATTTTTGACCCATCTGCTAGTCTTTGTGTACCAGATGTATTTGTAGCTGTAGGTGTATAAGTATTAATATCTTCTTGAGAAGAAAATCTTATAAACATAGGGTCTTGCGTTGTTTTTGTCCCAATCGTTGTTTCTGTACCAAAAAATAATAAGTGTCTATCAGGTGTAGATACTAAAGAGAGAGCAGAAGCTGTAGGTGCATTTGTAACAATCGTTGCTCTTGTATCTGTTGCTCCTGTTGGATTTGAATTCCATTCAAAAGTTTCTCCACCGTTAATAGTTGCAATAAGTTTATTACCAAAATTATCTAATGACCATAATCCTGGTGCTGTAACAACGTCTCCTGATGTTGCAGCGTTCCATCCAAAAAAATTAGATGCATCGGTTACGGTTGCTCCTGATGAATGTGTTGCTGCTGTAGTTCCCGAAGCTCCTCTAGTTAAACCTGATAATGTACCACCACTGTTACCTGTATAAGTAATAAGTTCATTGTCAATCAATACCGTTCCTGAAGATGGAAAAGAAGTTGAACTAGCCATTGTTAAACTTGTAACGGATGCATTAATACTTGATGATAGTGTTGATGTAAATTGTCCAGATTTAAAACCACTCCAAGGGCCTAGTCCCCAACCTGTTGATGCAACCTCTACGGCTGGACCTACAGGATAATAGTGTCTAACTCTAATGCCACCAGATGTGGTAGCACCACTGCCTGACTCATTTGATCCAACGTTAACTGTTATCGTTGTATCTGACGGCACAGTTGTTACCATAAATTTGTTATCGTCAAAATTAGAAGAATTAAAATCAGAATCTGTAATAGATGTAAAATTATCTAATAAGATAATATCGTATTGATTTATATTATGCGCTGATGCAAAAGTTATTGTTACAACTGCAGATCCATTAGTTGTAGAAAATGCATTTGTTAATGTTGTTGTAGATTTAAGAGGGTGTATGTCATAAAAAATACCACCTGAATAAGCATATAAAATTCTATTAGTTCCAAGCGCTGCATACTTAATACCTGACGTATTTACAAAATGATGAATAGCGGTGTTACGACCTGTTATGTCTACTGAACCTAATTGAGACCAACCACCTATTTTCTCTGGTGTACCATATCTAAATCTAACATTATCTCCTGCAACCCATTGGCTTTCGCCTCCAGTAGCAGTAACTTGTTTATTGAATCCAGGTGCAAATTTAACTTTTTGTAACATATGTCTCTCAGATTATAATAGATTGCGTTGGGAATCAACGAATTTTGGGTATACCCAATAGGGGTCTTTTATCATATAAATTAGACTTTGCAAAGGGTCCATTTGCATGATTATAATGTAAGAATACTTGTCCGCATAACTTACCTTCAAATGGTTCTCTCCAATGCTCTAATTCACAGCCAGAATAAATAAGCATATCACCAGGTTTTAAATCTACTTTATTTCCTTTAGGAGCATTTGGTTTCATTATACCTTTATATTCATCTATGACGTTGTTAGACCCTGTGGGATCAATATAGATAGGCCATGGATCACCACCTAAATTAAGTGTTGTTGATATCTCGCAACTAGGTCTATCTTTATGTCTGTTTAATATATTACCTGTTCTGTATAATCTTGTGTATGAATAGGTAGGTATCAAATCTAACCCTGTTTTAGCTTTCATTATAGGTATAGTTTTAACAAGTAATGTTTCCATTAATCGGTCTGCATATTTTGCATATGACCCTGGCACCTGTCGATCTTTAAAATTACCTATTAAAAGATTACCTTCATGTGTTGCTTGATTAGTAAGCATCCAATGATCAGCTTCTGCTGATATTTGTAAATAAGTAAAAGCTATATTAGCTAATTCTTTTGATATAGCTCCTCTAATAACTTGATATTTATTTTTTTTAAAACTCATATTTGTATAAAGTTATATGATACAGATATACGCCAGTTCTTTTCACCTTTTTCTGTATTCATGTTTATGTCTACTCCGTGTGGCAACCAACTTGGAAAAAATATCATTCGCCCTTCTACAGGTGTATAAGCTATAACACGCCACAATTGTTTAGGTAAATTATCTGTTCGTCTTGGCATGTAATTATTAGGTCCAGGTCTAGGGTCTTCTATAAATAATTTACCTGAGTTTTTTGGAACTTTAATATAGTATACCCCTGACCACATAGAGTTAGGATGTGTATGTGTTTTGTTATAAGAATAAGTTGGACTTACATTAGCCCACATATTACCTAAACCTAATTTAGGTTGAATCCCATAATCTTTATTACATTCTTCAGCCATCTTAAATAACTCTAATACTAAAGGATCATATTCTTTCTTTTTATTCATATCAGTTGTGCTGTGCCAACCAAAACCTGAATTAGTTTTAAACTCTCCAGTAAGTCTACCTTTTTTAATATCGTTTTTGTACCAAGCTTTTATGTGTTTAAATAAATATTTATTTAATTGTTTAGCGTTAGGTACATCTTTCCAATAAATAGGAGTAGGAAATAATATATCTCGGTTCATTTAAAAGGCTGGCCTCCAAACCACATAACTAAAGACCTCCTTATACCTTTTTTAACTGGAGCTACTCTGTGTCTTAAGAACGATGCAAAAAATATAGCTTGTCCTTGTTTTAAATTATCTATTTTATGTTTTTCCGTAAATTCTAATTCACCACCTCTAAACTCTGATGGATCAGATAATAAACATGTCATAGATATTTTTCTAACTGGTGGTTCATGTTGACCGTTAATATCTAAATCCATATGCCAGTCATAAAAACCACCTTTAGGATATTCTGTAAATTGTGCAGGTTCTGTTATACGCACATTTTCAAAACCAAAATGATTTAAATTTACTAAAGATAATTGATGTTCTACTTTTTTATACATGTCTGGTAATTTTTTAAATGGTATCCAAGATATTGTTGTTGTTCTTTTTTTCTTATCAACACCGCCGCCTGGTTTATTCATACCTACTTGTGCCACTTGTGGTTTTTCTGAGTGACCTGCATTTATAATATCTTGACATTGTTGTGGGGTAAATAAAGGTGTCGTTGTGGTAGCCATGTAAGATTGCCATCTTGGCATTTTAATAATCATTCTAATTGCCCTCCTGCCGATCTACTTGCTACTGGATTATAATCAACATCAACATTACAAACTAATGTTCTACGTTTTTCTTTTGTAGAATTAAAAGGATAAACACAATGTCTCATATCGTAAGGAAAAACATAAAAGTCTCCTATTTTCATTTCAGGTGAATAATCTGTTTTAGCAAATTGACCTGCAGCAGCACCTATAATCTGTAGTCTACCATTCATAGGTTTGTCTTGTGCTGAATATTCTACACCTGTTTCTTTTGGTAATTTTAAACACATTACAGATGATAACCCTGTAAAAATTTTACCTTGATGAATATGCACTGGATTATATTCATTAGCTTTCATTTCATTAACCCATATAGAATTTATTGATCTATGGTTTTCACCAATTTTATTCCATGTAAGATAATGATTAAATATAGAATCAAACCATTGTAAAATATCTTGAGGTAAAAAAGAATGTTGGTGCATTTTATTACTGTTAGGACCAGAATAAAATAAAGATACTTCATCTTCTATTTTACCTACAAGTTGTTTGTTTGCTTTAGGTAATTCTTTTTTGCGTTTTTCGTATATATCATTAAGACCAACAAAAATTTCTAAAGGAACTTGATATTTAAGAACGGTCTGACCAAGATAAACAAAGTCAAATTTCATATTACTTTCTTTTTATTTTTTTCTTTTCTTTATTAGGCAACAACTCGCCTTCTTTCATAACTCTATCTAAAGTGTTTATTTGACCTAACACGTTAAATACTTCTGGTTGAGAAGAACCTGGTGTTAATGTTGCTTTTTGATGTTGTAATCTTAACATATAAGAATTGGCTTGGTGTGTGTTAACATTTTCTTTATCAAATTGACCGTCGTCAAATTCTTTTTTAAGTTTAGACCAAGTAGCTACTTCTCTCATTCTATGTTTAGCAACAAGTTCCATCTGTGCTTTACTATATAATTTTTCTTCTAACTCTATTTGTTTTAATTTTTTTTCTAATGGATCTTTTTCTTTTGCCATATCTCTTCGTAGTTTCTCTATCTCAACTTCATTTTTTCTAGCATCAAATGATAAGTGAACTAAATTTTCAAAATGTGTATTTTGTTCTCTAACCGACTGCCAATACTTTGCAGCTTTAGTTGGATATTTATTGTCAGATAAAACAGAAAATCTCATTTCTGTTTCTGTACGAAACATTTGTTTCTTTTTCCAAGTGTCTTGTAATTCAGGAATTAATTTTTTAAACTCTTTAACATCTTCAACATCTAATATATCTGATAAATATTTAGATTGCGTAGTTGCTAACGTCTGTATATTTCGTTTTTCTTTATCCATTTCTTATTGCTTTTATATTAACTTTCTAAATAACAGTCAAGTTTAATCTGTGTCTATTGTTTTAGTTACAAAAGGAACAGTCCATTCTTCAGTGTTTGCAAGAGCACCACTTGGATTTTCACCAGCAGTAGCTAAAGCTGACACCCCTGATCCTGATCCTGTTAAATTTTTTCTAGCTGTTGATATCTCTGCTAATTCACTCCAAGATGTTCCATTCCAAAGTTCAACTGTATTTTGTGGATCTGGAGGAGATCCACCAAAAACTAGTCCGTAAGTATTTGTACTACCTGCGCCTGCTAAATTTGATCTTGCAGTATTTAAATTACCAACTTCTGTCCATGCTGTTCCATCCCAAGTTTCTGCATTTGCTGTTACAGGAGGCACAAGTCCACCTGCTACTATAGCTGCTGTTTGTGTTCCAAAACCAGTTGTTTTAGTTTTAACTTCATTTGTTTCTGCTAATTCTGTCCAAGCTGTTCCATTCCAACTTTCAGTTTTATCTGATTTAGAAGGTTCTGCACCACAAAAATATAAAGTTGCAGTTTGAGTTCCTGCTAAGGCAGATCCACCTTCGAATCGCGCTGCATTTAAATTAGCTGTTTCTGTCCAACTAGAACCATCCCAAGTTTCTGTTTCATTTTTAGCAGGTGATGCTCCACCAAAAACTATTCCAGACGTTGTTGTGCCAGCTCCTCTAAGCCCACTTCTTGCAGTGTTAATATCTCCTACTTCTGTCCAAGAAGAACCATCGTATTGTTCGTTAATACCAACATCAGCGGTTGTATAACCTCCAACTGCTAAAGAAGCTGTTTGAATTCCTAATGACCCTAAAGTGCTTCTAGCAGTGTTAACATTACCACCACTAGCCCACGCACCTGTTCCCTGAGCCGCGTATCCTTTTAAAACACTACTAGTACCTGTTGCAGTTTTAACCCAAAGTTGTCCTTCTTGTACTACAGGTGTTGAGGGAAAAGACCATTCTTCTGTTGCTGTAGTAAGAGGAGGTGTTTTTCCTCCAAAACATATAGCAGCTGTTTCACTTCCACAACCTGCACCGTCTGATCTTCCTGTTGAAAGATCTGCAACTTCAGTCCAAGAGCTACCATCCCATGATTCAGTATTTGCGGTTAAACTAGGACCTAAACCACCAAAAATAATTCCGTCTGAACTACTATCAAAAGCCCCATGAACATTATATCTATCATTATTAACATCAGCTACTTCTGTCCACGCAGTTCCATTCCACGTCTCAACAGCTGCGCTTAAAGGTGGATCAACTTGACCTGTAGCAAGAATAGCAGAAGTGGATGTTCCACCTCCAGCTGCATTTCTTCTAGCCGTATTTAAATCTCCAACTTCAGTCCAAGCAGTTCCATTCCAAGATTCATTATTAGCTATTGAACCAGGATTACCTCCTCCAAAAATTAATCCAGCAGTAACGGTTCCAGCTCCGCCAGGATTTTGTGCTCTACCTGTATTAATTTCAGCTATTTCAGTCCAAGACGAACCATTATATTGTTCTACATTATTTTTAGTTCCTGGATCACCAGCAGCGCCTATTGCAGCTGTTTGTGTTCCAAAACTTCCTAAAGAATATCTATTTGTATTTATATCATTTCCAGGAGCTGACCAAGATGTACCATCATAATGTATAGTGGCATTACTTGGTAGTCCTCCAAAACCTAGTGTTGCAGTTTGAGTTCCTGCTTCACCTATTCCTGAGTTTCTTGCGGCAGGTATAGCTCCACCAGTAGACCAAGCACCTGCGTATGCAACTGGATCAGTATCAGTGACTTGTATCATCTGACCTTTTAATTTTTTATAATCTCCGCTATTTCCACTTCCGTATGACATATTAATCCGTTATTGTTAAATTACTTATTGATTCAGGTACATTCCATTCCTCTGTTGTTGCAACTGCACTACCTGGAGGACCATCTCCACCAGCAAAAAAAGCACTTAGAGAACTACTATCAGAGTCTGCAACTTTACCAGCACCAGCTGATGCATCAGCTACTTCAGTCCATGAAGAGCCATTCCAAGATTCGGTTACGTTTTGAGGTCCTGGACTTGCTTCTCCAACAAAATATAAACCACTTGTTGTAGTTCCAGCTGCACCTCCCTGACTTCTAGCTGTATTTAAATCAGCGACTTCAGTCCATGAAGTTCCATCCCAAGTTTCTGTATTAGCATAATGAGGAGGTGCTCCACCAACTGCTAAAGCCGCTGTTGAAGTTCCTAATCCACCTATTGCCCATCTAGCAGTATTTAAATCTCCTACTTCAGTCCAACTACTTCCGTCCCAAGTTTCTGTTTCTCCACCTTTTGTAGAACTTGGTGCTTTTCTTCTACCAAAAACTAAACCTGCAGTTGTTGTGCCAGCAGAACCAGGTGAACCACCTCCTGCTGTATTAACCTCAGCTATCTCAGTCCAACTAGATCCGTCATATTGTTCTACTTCGTTATTATAAGGATTTTCTCCACCAAAAGCAGCTATAGTTGCTGTCTGTAATCCAAAAGCTGTTAAAGCTCTTCTAGCTGTGTTTAAATCTCCTGACTCCGACCATGAACTTCCATTATATTCTTCAGTTGCACCCGTTGCAGGATTTCCTCCACATGCAAGTCCTGCTGTTTGTGTTCCAGAACCATCTAAATCATTTCTTCCAGTATTTAAATTACCACCAGAAGACCATGCACCTGTACCAAATTCTGTTAATGTAACTTTCATGTCGCCTGTATCACTACGATAGAAAACTTGTCCATCTCTTTTTATTGAATCTGTTATTGTTGCCGCTGTCCATTCTTCTGTTGCTGTTAAATTTGGATCTCCACCAAAAGCTATATTTAAAGTGCTACTAGAAGCTTGACTGCCTCCACCTAAAGCAGCTCTTCCTGTGTTTAAATCTGATACTTCAGTCCATGCTGTACCATCCCATGCTTCTGTTATAGATAAATTACCTGGAGTGCCTCCAAACGCTAAAGCATCTGTAGTCGTGCCACCGGCGTCTAAACTTCTTCTTGCTGTATTTAAATCTGCTATTTCAGTCCAAGAAGATCCGTTCCATTGTTCAACTAAATCTTTTATAGTATCTCCTGGTGGAGTTGTTCCTCCAATACAAAATGCTGCAGTTTGTATACCAGCGTCAGCTACGTTATCCCGAGCTGAGTTTATATTACTCACTTCAGTCCAAGATGAACCATCAAATTCTTCAGCATTAACTGTATTTCCAGTTGATGCACTCCCTGTAAAAGCTAAACCCGCTGTCGTTGTTCCAGCAGAACCATGTGCTTGTCTTGCAGTGTTTAAATCTCCACTTTCAGTCCAACTTGAGTTGTCCCATAATTCTGTTACACCTGTTCTTGGATTTCCACCACAAGCTAATGCAGCAGTTGTTGTCCCCGTGCCTCCAATTAAATATCTCGCTGTATTAAGGTCGCCAACTTCTGTCCAAGACGAACCATCATACTGTTCTGTTAAAGCTCTAGCGGTACTATTTATTCCACCAAACCCTATGGCTGCAGTTTGTATACCTGCTCCACCCAATCCAGATCTACCTAAATTTAAAGCACCACCAGAAGACCATGTAGCACCAGAAACTCCTGTGCCTAAAGGATCAGATGTCTTATGCTCAACCAGAGTTCCATGTATAGCTTTATATTCTGCCATGAGGATTCTACTACGGTAATGTTATATCTGTTGGTTTATTGCCAAGTCTTGTAATTTTTTCAGCTGATGTTTCGCCGTCAACATTGTTATTGTCCCAAGCGTCTTGAGCGTCATCAATTACACCATCAACAATAGCCTGTGCTTGCGATTTTGTTTTAACCGTTGCACTATGTCTAGCTATCCATCTGTCAGCGTATACATTGTCGTCAGTTACCCAAACATCGCCAGGGAAACCTTCAATATGAAACATTTTTCTATCTTCATGACGAATAAATGAATCACCATTAGCGTTTTTTCCCCAGTTTGCTTTTACACTGTATTTGTATGCCATAGTTTATCCTCCTTTTCTTTGTTATAATTTATTTTTAACTTGTTGTCACGGTCTTAATAGGGTGACTAAAACTAAATTCTTCTGTTGCACCAGTATGAGGTGGAGCATCTCCACCAAAAACTAAACCTGCAGATTGTGTTGATTTTCCTGCTCCCGCAACTTCAGTTCTTGCTGTTGATAAATCACCTGTTTCAGTCCAGGATGTACCATTCCATACTTCTGTAAGTCCAACTATAGGATAACCACCTGCACCTACTGCAGCAGTTTGAGTTCCAAAACTTGCTAAAGAAGGTGTGCTAGCAGGTCTACTCATATCACTTGTTTCAGTCCAAGATGTCCCGTTATACTCTTCTGTTTCACCACCACGAGATCCACCAAAAGCTAATGCTGCAGTTTGAACTCCAGCTGCACCTAAATTTGTTGTTCCAGTATTTAGATCTCCTGATTCTGTCCAAGAAGAACCATCATACTCCTCAGTTGCACCTGAATCAGAACCACCAGCAAAAACTAATCCTGCTGTTTGTGTTCCATTTCCTGCTAATCCATGTCTTCCTGTATTTAAATTTCCTCCACTTGTCCAACTTGATCCTCCATATTCTTCTGTTACGTTACGATTAGGTACGCCACCAGCTGCAAACGCTGCAGTTTGAGTTCCTCCTCCTGCTAATTGTCTTCTTCCTGTTGATAAATCTCCTGATTCTGTCCAAGAAGATCCATCGTATTCTTCAGTAAGGCCTCTATCAGATCCATCATAACCACCAAAAGCTAAACCTGCTGTTTGAGTTCCAGCTCCCCATAAAAAACGTCTTGCACTGTTCATGTTACCACCAGATGCCCAACTACCAGCTGCTAAACCTACAAACTCAAATTGACCATTACTAGAATTATAATAAATTGAACCTTCAGCTCCAGATGGATATGTATATTCTTCTGAACCGCTCCTAAACCCAACGGTTGTACCACCAATATCTTTGTACTTAGCCATTATTTATCTTTCAATAGCCAACCTTGTGTAGAATCAGAATACACTAATGTAAAACCAGCTCT